GGCCCCATTCGACCCGGTGGAAGCGATGATCCCAGTCGCGTTCGGCGTAACAGTTCTTGCAGGCCGGCGAGACCTTGGTGCAGCCAATCCAGCCGTTGAAAGTGTGCCGCGCCCAACTGATCAGGGTGTTCTCAGCCATTTTGGCCCCTCTCCACCGCCCCATCATCAATGGGTGTGGGGGAAGAGCCGCGACCTGCGGTCGCTTGAAGTGCGGAGATGCGTTTTATGGCCGCGCGTAATGCTGCGGCAGAATGCTGGTGGCGCAGCATGTGCGCCTGCCAATCCTGTCCCCGCTCGTCCTTGTATACCTGCGCATCGTAGGTGTGCGCGTCGGCCCATTTTTCGAGATCAGCTATTACTTCCCCCGCCCCGCATTGCGGCTCTAGGTTAGGGGGAGGAGCCGCTTGCGCCTGCGGCGCTGCGCTTGAAGTAAGTGCCGCGCGCACTTCTTGACGGACCCCACGCAAGCACGTCCTTACCCAAGCCGGTATTTCGTACTCATGGTTTTCGATCAGGTCGGTAAGGCACTCGTCAATCGCGCACATGAATTTGGCCCCCTATTCCCATGTGATGGCGATGTGCTCGCGCTGACGGCGCGCGGCTTCACGGAAGAACCTCGCCGTGTCGGCTGCGGACATATTGCGAACTTGTTCGGCGGTTAGTTCAGACATGATGCTTGCGGCTCCCTTCAGACGGCCAACTGGCATTAAGAGACTTCCGCCTCAATGCGCCGGCAGGCCATGTCAAAAAACTTGGGTTCGACTTCAATCCCGGTGAAGATGCGGCCAGCCCGTAGCGCGGCGATGCCGGTCGTGCCGCTGCCCATGAACGGGTCCAGCACGGTGCCGCCGGCGGTCGCCTCCATCACCTTGGTTGGAAGGTCCAGCGGGAATGGGGCCGGGTGGTCGCTACGTTCCGGCTTCATCTGCCACACGTCGCCCAGGCCACTCACGCCACGCGACTTGAGCCGGAAGCCATCGCGCGCCAGCACCATCACCCATTCATGGGTGGGGACGAAACCCGTCAGGTTGTAGTTCATGCCGCCAGGGCGTGACCACACAATGATCTGCCGGGTTTCAACATGGGCCGGGATCAACTCTTGCGGCGTCCAAAGGCGGGTGCCGATCAAGCGGGGCTTGTGGTTGTAGAAGATGGCGCCGGCCGTGGTCAGGCGATCCCACAGCAGGGAAATAATCTCTTGCTGCCAAGCGACATATTCGGGCCACGGCAGCGCGTCCTCATGCTTGCCGTATTCCACGCCGTCCCCGCTGGCGCCGTCTTTCCACTTCGCGCGCCCGCCGCTGCCAGCAGCGTTGCCGGGTTTCCAGTGGCCAAGCCTTGCCCATGGCGCGCCGCCGAGATTGTACGGCGGCGAGGTCACGACGATATCCACCGGCGCAAGCGTCGGAATAACCTCGCGGCAGTCCGCAAGGATCAACATCGCATTGCCAATTTGTTCAGTGCGCAAAAATCGCTCCTATCTATTCTGCCGCCAACGTGACGGGCAGGGTGAATTTGCCTTCCCAGGTTTTCCACGCGCGGGCGACCGCACCGGAACCGGGGAACATGTCGTGCAGTTCGTCGCCGGGGCAGGCCCCGACAAGTTCAAAGGCCCAATGGCAAACCTTCTCAGGCTTCGCGCCGGTCAGGCCCCGCTTGAGGGTGATGCTTTCCTGTATCCAGTCCCGCATCACCAGCCGCTTGCTGACCACCGGCTTGCGGGAAGGTTTGATGTAGACAGGCTCCCAAGCGTAGGCAGTAGGAACGTTCTTCTTGAAGGCGGCGAACTGCTTTACCCAGACACCCTTACGCCAGCCAAACCGTTCAGCCATCGGCCATTCTCTTCTGCCGGCGCCTAAGGTTTTCGTGAGCCCTTTTTATCGCGGCGAGCCGCCCGTTTTGCTTGCCACCGGATGGGCGCAGCTTCACCCCTAGTGCGTGCAGCCTCTCGCTGAGGAACTTGATCCGGCACCCCGTCTTCTTCGATATTTGCGTCAGGGACATGCCGCGTTCGTACATCTGCACTATGCCCGCCGGCGTTTCTTTTCCCGGATGCGCCATAGCGTCTCCCAGCTAACTGTCGTGCTTGGAAATGTTGAACTGCATGCGATTGATCGGACTGGGCTGGACGCCCTCCGGCGAAATCGCGATCCTTGCCTCAAGGCCATCCACGCTGACCCGCGCGACATGCGTATCGACACCCATTGGCAGTCCTAGAAACTGGAAGGGCTTGCCGCATTCAGCGCACTTGATGCGGACCTCGGCGCTATAGCCAACGACATGCGTTTCCGTCTCATCGTCCAGATGCCGGAAGACATTGACGGTGGCGGCGAAATTCATGTGCTGGCAGGTCACGTCAATCTCTCCGCTAACTGGCGATCTCGAATTGACCGATATCAGAGAGCGGCACTTTGAAGCCGCTGGCGTTCCGATGCCCGCCACCGCCGTACTGCTTGGCGATGGCTGATACGTCCTGACCTTCGTCGGTGGAGCGCAGGGAGAAAACCCGGCCTTCAGGCGTGTCCCAATAACAGGCGGCGGGAAGCCGGCCAAGTCTTCGGCGGCTGTCTTGTGATGGTCCAGTACCAGCACAGTGCGAGCCTTCTGTCCGATCTGGTCCAGGACCAGCCGTTTGTAGCTGAAATCCACGATGATGACATCGCGGCCCGTCACGTCGGGTGGTTCCTCCTGATAGACGCCAGGGTAAAACTCCACATTGTCGTGCCCCAGCATCTGGAGAACGGCCCAGGCGGCAGTAAATCCGTCGGCACACTTGCCGTGATAGATGCAAAGCTTTTTCATGTTCTTCTCCATTGGTTTAAATCGCTCCCTCTCTATCGACTGTTCTTCGCCAGATAGGCGACGCACAAACAAAACAAATATGGGGTGATAAGCAGCATCTTCGCCATGGCGGATAGATAGCGGATTGCTGTGGCCATTAGGCAAACCTCCGCTGGAATCCGGTCCGTTGGGGCGGGGCGGGGCAAGCGCATTCACCGGGATATTGACCGCAGCGCCGGCAGCGTTGCTCGGCCGAGATCAGGTCAGGAAGCCGCATAGGCGGCTTGCGAAAGCTGCGCGACGCTTCTTTGGGCAGGATATGCTTCTTGCGTTTCTGGGCCGAGTCAGACTTCTCGGCTAAATCCTCAGCCGTTTTTGTGTAGCAGCAGTTACGACAAGCAGGGCCGAGATTTCGCTCCCGATTCTCACCCCCATTAACCAGCGCCACCACATGGTCGCATTGCCAGTATTCTCCAGCGCTGATCTTACGTCCGCATAAATGACAGCGACCAAGAGCATTATCAAACACACGTAACCATCGTGCCCAAACCGCCATGGTTCTGATCCAGCTCACCGGTGCTCTGCGCGCGGCCGCGCACCGTGCCGGCTGCAGGGTTCATCTTATCTCGGTCCAGAGCGCGCGGGCCCATTTCATCGGCCACGGGCGCCTTCCTCGCGATGAAGCGAAGGCCGCTGTGCAGGCGCGCTGCAAGGCTCTGGGTTGGCCGTTTGCCGACGATAACCAAGCTGATGCGTGCGCTGTCTGGAGTCTCGCCATGGCGCGTATTTATCCAAAATGGGCACCACAGACCGGACCCCTATTCGCCGCGGCTAAAGGCGGTGCGGCATGAGCCAGAACCGTTCTTCAGCCGTCATGCAGCAGCGCAAGGAAGCGCAGGACAGCTTGGACGATTACCGGGTCGAGCCGACCAATGCGAGTCCGTTTATCCTGGCGCCCGGGCAGGAGTTCTACACCTCTGCGGATTTCGCGCCCTTGGGCACGCTGGCGCGCATCATCAATCTGAGGCTGCTACAGGGCGGCCAGAACCGCTATAGCCTCGATGAACGCGACGTCAATTATCTGAACGATATCGCGGTCAATGCCGCTTGGCGTGGTCTCCCCACCGATTATTCCTTCGACCAGGCGCAGATGCTACGGATCTATCCGATTCCCGATGTGGCCTATCCGGTGGGAATTGTGGGGACGCAGAGGTTCGTCACATTGGCACAGGCCGCCGATGCCAATGTCTGGACCCAAGACGCTTTCGATCTCATCAAGAGCGAGGCCAAACTGATCCTGGCGCGCGAAGTCCTTTACGACCAGGAAATGGAAGCCGCCATGATGAAGGCCGTCTATGGCGATCCAAACAATTCTCAGGAGCGGGGATATCTGAAGGCCCTGAAGAACGAAACCACCCGCCGCACCAGCCAGCGTGCTCGCGTCCGGCCGACATACTTCTGATGCCCAAGAACCCGCTCAAATGGATGGTCGGCCCCTGGCTGCCCGATCTCCCGGATTTCGACAATCCAGGTTCACCCAATGTCCGGAATGTCTATCCGAGGACGCCGACCAGTTACGGCCCGATCGCATCGCCGACGGTCTATTCGAATGCGCTCGATGCCAGGTGCCAAGGCGCCGCGGCGTATTTCGACCAACTGGGCAATGTGAACCTCTTCGCCGGCACGGCGGACAAGCTCTACCGCATGGTGGCGGGGTCTGTGGCCTGGACCGATGTCTCGAAAGCAGGTGGCTACAATTGCGATGAGAACGCGCAATGGGACTTCCAGTATTTCAACGGCACGGTGATCGCCAACAATTACAACGATCCCATTCAGAAATTTGTGCTGGCCACCGACGCCGCGTTTTCTGATCTCTCCATGAGCGCACCAAAGGCTCGCTATTCCGCCGTGGTGGCGAATTTCCTGGCGGTCGCCGGCACGTTCGACGCAACCGACCAAGATCAACCGCAGCGGGTCTGGTGGTCGGCGTTGAACGATGCCACCAACTGGCCGACCCCGGGCACGACAGCAGCCGCTCAGGTGCAATCCAGCTTCGATGATCTTCTGGGAGATAACGGATTCATCACCGGCATAGTGGGCAACTTGGGCAATGCCGATGGTTCGGTCTTCATGGAGAAGGCCGTTTACCGGATGATCTATGCTGGGCCTCCCAACATCTTTGACTTTCTGCCTGCTGAAGGCGTGGTTGGTTGTGTCGCTCCGGGCAGTCTCGTGCCCTATGGCAGCATCGCCTATTATCTGGGGCCTGATGGCTTCAAGGCTTACGACGGTGCATCAGCGGAGCCCATCGGTGCCAACAAGTTCGACAAGACTTTCTATGCGTATCTGGACCAGACCTATATCAACCGCATTGTCGGCACTGCGGACGCCATCAACAATCTCATCATCTGGGCCTATCCGGGTCAGGGCAATACGAACGGCATTCCAAATCGGCTGCTAATCTATAATCGCATCCTGAATCAGGGCTCCATTGTCGATATGACATGCGAGACCATCACGCGGATGCTGTCTCTGGGCTACACCCTGGACGAGCTCTATACCGTGCTCGGCTATACGCTGGACAATCTGCCGGCGCCTCTCGATAGCCGTGTGTGGTCAGGCGGCAGCCTCCTGCTTGGTATCTTCGACAGCAACCACAAGCTCAACTTCCTGACTGGTCCGAACCTCAGCCCCACCGTCGACACCACCGAAATGCAGCCCTATCCGGGCCGGCGCTGGAAATGCAATGGGGTCAGGCCTCTGGTGGACGGCGGCTCGCCCTCCGTGGCCATCGGCCGCCGCGAGACATTGCAAAATCCTGTGGTCTTCACGTCGTCGTCACCCATCAACGGTCTCGGCTCTTGCCCTGTCAGGGCTAGCGGGCGTTACGGGCGGGCCCGCATCACTCTTCCGGCCGGAAGCATCTTCAGCCACATCCAGGGCGCGGAGATTGAAGGCGGTCCGGCGGGTGTGCGGTGACGGCGGGTTACAAAACAGCTCCAAGCAATGGGTCCAATCCACTCCAACTGTCTGATGCTGCCAGCGCTTCCTGGCTAAAGCGCGTTGTCGACGTCGTGAACAACATTCTGCAGGGCAAGCAGAATGTTGTTCTGGTGATCACCCTGCGCGCCAATCAGGCAACCACGACCATCATCGATTCCCGGATAGGGCCTTTCTCGGCGCTGATCCTGCAACCACTGACAACTCACGCTCAGGCCGATTATGTTTCAGCAACCGGCGTCCTCGCCGATCAGACCACCCAAAAAAACGGGTCGGTGACCTTCAACCACCCGAACAACGCCAACGCCGACAAGACTTTCAACCTCTTGATTATGGGATAAGCCATGCAAATGAACGGCGGATTTTTCGGCTCGATGATCCCGCAGGGCGCGACCTCATTCTTGAACCCAGGCGCCGATGCAGCGGCAAAGATAGGTGGTATCGACGGCACGCCTCAGGGCATGACGTCTCCGCCCATGAGCCAGCAGTTGCTCGCGGCGCTGGCCAGCCTGGCAAAATTGGGCGCCGGCAATGCCGGGCAGCCGCAAAATGGTATGCCCTCCGCGCTTCCACCGAATTCCTCATCACCCTTCATGGCAAATGGTGGTCAGCCGCCCGCGGCGCCTGCCGCCCCTGGCGCTGGTGGTCCAGGTGGTCCGCTCGGCGGTCTCGACCCCAACATGCTCAAAGCCATCCTGGCCAAGATGGGGATCGGTCAGGGCGCCGGCGCTACACCCTGAGCGCCATTCTTCTCAGGCTTGATCCGGCGGCGATCGCCGGCACATGGCCCCGGATCCAGCCCTTCGTCGCGAAATCGGCCGAACGCTCGCGCGGCCGCTACACAGAACCCCTGATCCGGTCCTATGCCGAACGCGGCTTGTGGCAAATCTGGGTTGCGGTGGGGCCCGATGGCGTTGTCGCCGTCGCCGGCACGAAGCTGATCACGTACGACACCGGATTGCGCTCGATCTTCCTTCTGTTTGGGACTGGGCGTCACCGTCAGGACTGGCAGCAATTCGAAGCCGATATTCGCGCCTGGGCCAAAGATCAGGGCTGCACCTTGGCTGAAGGCTGCTTTCGCATCGGATGGCGCCGCATCTTCCGACGCTTCGGCTGGGTGCACACCCACGACTTTCTCGAACGGGCTCTTTGATGAGAATTCGGCCGCTCGACTTTGACCAGGAATGGCGCCGCGCCCATCCCATTCGTTGGGGGCGCGGAGACGGGATCAATCCCTTCGTCTGCCATTTCGGCACATCGGAGCATACCACCACTCAGACCGCGACCAATACGCCTTGGGCTCCTCAGCAGCCCTATCTGACGGCTGGATTTGGCCAGGCATCCAATCTCCTCAATCAGCCGGCTCCGCAACAGCAAAACCCTGTCGCGCCGTTCAATGCCGATCAGCTCGCTGCCCTATCGGGAATCTCTTCAACGGCTGCTAATGGGACGCCAATCCCTGGCGCTGCGACGATCTTCGGCACCGATCTTCTCGGCGGCGACTACCTGAACAGCAATCCTGGCGATGGCTATTTTTCGAGCTTGGCCGGGACCAATCTCGGACTGAATGGCCCAGGTTCATCGGCTTTGGCGGCGGCGGCCGCCGGTAATGGCGCCGGCAGCAACACCCTCAATAATTTTGCCAATGGCAGTTATTTCTCCAATGGCTATTCCGATGACACTGCTCAAAGCATCATGGCGGATGTCGTCCCGCAAATCGCGGCGCAGTTCAACCGCGGCGGTGCCATCAATAATCCTCTTGCCGCTCGCTCCGCGGCTGAAGGAGCCACCGCAGCACTAGCGCCGCTCGAATATCAGAACCAGCAAACGCAAGAGCAACTCGCACAAAGCGCCGCCTCGACGCTCGCTGCCAATCAGCTCGCAGGCGCCTCGGCCGCAAATAACAGCGCCATCAGTGGTGGCGGACTACAGGCAACGGGCGCGACTGGTCTATCGGGCAACTATCAGGATACGATTGCCAAGATGGTGCAGGGGCTCGCGCTCGCGCCCCAGACGCAGGGCATGTCGTATGCGGATCTTCAGCAGCTCTTCGGCGCCGGGTCTGCCGCGCAGTCTCAACAGCAAAATGAGGAAAGCGGTCAGGCCGCGACCTATAATTTCAGCCAGATGTCGCCCTATCAGCAGCTGCAGGCTTACATGCAGGCGATCACGGGCGTCAGCTCTCCGAGCACGGCCACGACCACGCCGTATTTCACGAACGATACTGCCAATACGCTTGGCACCGTCTCCGGCATCGGCAGCCTCGCCGCCACCATCATTCCCTTCCTGTGATTCAACCTAGTGTTATGGCTGCAAACAGCCGCGCCGGCGTCTCCACCACTATTCCGGAACTGGAATGCGATATAGATGCCCAAATCCGGGCGCTGATCGATCCCGAGCATCCCAAGATGTGTGTCTTCCTGGCTCCGGGAAATAGCATCGGAAACCGCAAGCTTCCGAGCTGGATATTCGTCGAGAAGAGACCCGAAGGCACTTTGCTGACGGATAGTGCCTCCGTCGCCGCGACCTTCCGGACAGTCGAGTGGGTCACCGATGAAATGCTCGCAGCAATGCTCGGTTATCCAGAAGCAAAGGCCGATGTTGTTGAATCCGGATTCGGCAGTGTCGTTCAAGCTCTGGATAAGGATGGCAATGTGGTTTTTGAAGCCGCGGCGAGCCGCCGGCGCATAGATGAGACCAAGGAAGCCGCGCTTCGACAGGTACCGCAAGGTGGCTCTGTCCATGTCACGACACCTGAAGCCGCTCTCGCGCGCCGGTTCAGAGGAAAGATGAACTGATGCCTTTTTTTGGCACCACTGATTTCGCCGATCCTGACTACCAGCGCCTCTCGGGGATGCTGGCAGGCCTGGCGTCCGGATTTGGCAAAGCAGCAATGCCCAGCAGCTTGCCGATCGGGACCGGTGCTGCGCTGGGAATGGCCGCTGAAGGCGCCTATGGCGGCGCCCAGGCTGGACAGAAAGCCGGGACCGATATCCAGAACAGCCAGCTGGAGCAGGGCGGCAAAGTTCTGGGCCTGGAT